ATACGCCGGAAGTCCCGCGCTTCCGTATTGTCTTCCCATTGGATAGGCCAGTAACCCCGGACGAATACGAATGTATCGCGCGGGTCGTGGCTTCCTGGTTAGATATAGAAATGTTCGACGATACGACCTACCAGCCTACGCGGTTAATGTATTATCCCAGCACTTCGAAAGACGGCGAATTTTTAACTAACCTTATCGACGGCCCTATAATGGTGGCCGACGATATTTTAGCCGAACTGGACGACTGGACAGACGTAACGACCTGGCCCGCGTCTTCCCGCGAAACGGAAGTAAGGCGAAGCGCCAGCAACCAGGTAGAAGACCCGGAAGCTAAAGGCGGTATAGTCGGCGCGTTCTGTAGGGCGTTTACCCTGGACGAAGCGATAGCCGAATTTTTGCCGGACATTTACGCGCCCTGTGAAGAACTGGGCGACGACCGCTATAGCTTTATCGCGGGTTCGACCAGCGGCGGGCTTATCGTTTACGACCATAAGTTAGCGTACAGCCACCACAACACCGACCCGGCGGGCGGTAAGTTGTGTAACGCCTTCGACCTGGTTAGGCTTCATAAGTTCGGCGATCTGGACGAACGCGTAAAGGAAGACACCGAAGTAACCAAAACACCCAGCTATAAAGCTATGGCCGATTTTGCCGGGGCGCTTAAAGAAGTCAAAAAAGAAATAGTACGGGAACGCCGCGAAAGCACGGCCAACGATTACGACACCCTGGAAACGAAAGCCCGCGATACCGCGACTAACGACGACTGGGTAGGCGAACTGGAAACCGAAGGTAAAAGCGGTAAGATTAAAAGTACTATTAATAACGTGGTGCTTATCCTCAACAACGACGCGAACTTAGCCGGGTGTTTTGGCTTTAATGAGTTCGAACAACGGGAAACCGCGGTAAAGGCTTTACCCTGGGATAAGGTAGGTACGAAGTACCCGCGCCCTTTGTGCGATAGCGACGACGCCGAATTACGCTTATACTTCGAACGGTGCTACGATATAACGGGTAAGGAAAAGTTAGCGGACGGTTTAACGGTGGTTATCAAAGCCAACAGCTACCACCCTATACGGTCGTACCTGGACGCGTTGGAATGGGACGGCGTGGAACGCCTGGACACTTTGTTTATACGTTTGTTCGGCGCGGACGATACCGACTATACGCGGGCTATTACCCGTAAGTCCTTCGCGGCGGCCGTGGCCCGTATTTACCAGCCTGGTATTAAGTACGACTATATAGTAGTTATCATAGGCGACCAGGGCGTAGGGAAGTCCAGCACTTTAAAGGCTATGGGCGGCGACTGGTTTAGCGATAGCGTTACGACCCTTACGGGTAAGGAAGCGTTAGAAAGTATACAAGGCGCCTGGCTTATCGAACTGGGCGAACTGGCGGGCCTACGCCGGGCGGAAGTGGATGCGGTTAAGCACTTCGTAAGTAAGACCGAAGACCGCTACCGGGTGGCGTATGGCAAACGTATAGAACACTTCCCGCGCCGTTGCGTGTTCTTTGGCACTACGAACGAAGAAGACTTTTTAAGGGACGTTACAGGTAACCGCCGCTTTTGGGTTATGAACTGCAAAGGACGCGTAGGGGTTACCCCGTTTTACGATTATATGAGTAAGACCACCGTAGCCCAGCTATGGGCCGAAGCGAAGGAACGTTACGCCCGTGGCGAAAAGTTGTACTTAGAAGACGACTTAGAAGGTGTCGCCCGCGCTATCCAGGATAAGCACTTAGAGAAAGACGAACGAAGCGGGCTTATACGCGAATACCTGGAACGGAAGTTACCGAAGAACTGGGACACCCTGGAACCGTATAGCCGTCGCCAGTGGCTAAAAGAAGAAGACAACGTAGGGACGGTAGAACGGGGTAGCGTGTGTATCCTGGAAATCTGGACGGAATGTTTAGGCAAGGCCCCGGAAGACATAACGCGACGCGATAGTATGGACATAGGGCGCGTTATGAAAACGTTTAGAGATTGGACGCCAGCGCCCGCCGCGCGTGTCAAATGGTACGGGGCGCAAAAAATGTACACGAAACGCGCTTAGTTACATTGGTTACACCTTAAAGCGTTGAGGCTTAACGAATTAAACTAAAAGCGCGTGTAACCAAATTTCGGGCGTTGGTTACACCCTAACTAATTGATTCACAGCGGGGCGCGTATCAAGTGTAACTATGTAACCAAAAAATAGGGTAAAGAGTATATTAGTATATAAAATAGGGAAAATACCTATTTACACACCTATATACGCCCGTAAGGAGTTTTAAACCTTTGGTTACAGTTTTTTGGTTACAAAATCGGGCTAAACCGTTGAGTATCAAGGGCGCAAAATGTAACCAAGTGTAACCAAAGAAAAACGTAAAAAGTTAAACGATTGATAATTAAGCCGTTAAGGTGTAACCAAAAACGGCAAAATGTAACCAAAGAAATGGCAAAGGAAAAACAGGTAGAAAACTATTTAATAAGTGAGTGGGAAAGCGCTACCGGGGGTATGTGCGTAAAGTTCCCGCCGCTATTCTACGCGGGCTTCCCAGATAGGATATGTTTAGCGGCCCCCGCGTTGGTTGTTTTCGTAGAAACAAAAGCGCCGGGCGAAAAGCCCAGGAAGCTACAGGAAAAAATACATAACCGTTTACGCTCTTTAGGCTTCCGGGTGGAAGTCCTGGACACGCGGGAAGCGGTGGACGGCTTTATATTAACGCTATGATTAAGTACAACCCAGACCCCCACCAGATAGAAGCGTACGACCACCTGGTAGCCAATCCACGGGCCGCGCTATTCTTAGGTATGTCGTTAAGCAAAACGGTAATAGCTTTAACGTACCTGTACGATATGCACTACCGGGAAGCCGCGATAACTAAGACGCTGGTAGTAGCCCCGGACAAAGTGGCCCGGTTAACCTGGCCCGACGAACTGGCTAAATGGGAACACCTGGAAGGGATACGCTACAGCCTTATAGCGGGCGACGCTAAGAAGCGCGAAGCGGCGATACAAGCCGACGCCGAAATATACATAATTGGAATAGATAACCTGGCCTGGCTAATTGATAAGTTTATATACCAGCGTAAAAGTAAAGTAACGGGCAAACCGTACGGCCCCTGGCTGGGGTCGCTCCCATTCGATAGCCTGGTACTGGACGAACTTAGTTTATTTAAGGGCCGCGATAGCGGGCGGTTTAAGAAGTTACGCCGCGCCCTGGATAACAGTAAGGTAGACTACCGTATAGGTATGACCGGGACGCCTTCGCCTAACGGATATATAGACCTATGGGCGCAAATGATGTTACTAGACGACGGTAGACGCCTGGGCGATACGTTCGGTAAGTATTTGGATAAGTACTTTACGACCCGCGGTAACGGTATGATAGTCTACGAATATATCCCACGGCCAGGGGCGCCCGCGGTAATAGCCAAAAAGATACAGGACATAGCGTTAACCATGCAAACGCGGGACTATTTGAAATTACCCGACCTTCATACGGTAGACGAAGAAATACAGTTAGCCCCGTTCGACCGGGAAGTATACGACACCCTAGAAGAAGAATATACGTTAGACTTTTTAGGCGGGGGCGAAGTAACGGTAAAGACGGCCGCCGATCTTACTAACAAGCTACTACAGGTAAGTAGCGGCGCTATCTACGAAGACCGGGTAGATAAGAAAGCGCCGCGCGTATGGCACCAGGTAAACGACCTTAAAATAAAAGCGCTGGGCGGGCTGTTAGACCGACACCCTAAAGAAACCTTTATAGTAGTCTACCAGTTCAGGCACGAAGTAGAACGGATTAAAGCGGCCTTCCCGTTCGCCCGCGAATTTAGGAAGGGTAAAGGGCTGGTCGAAGACTTCCGGGACTGGAACGAAGGAAAAATACGGCTACTACTTATACACCCGGCGGGGGCGGGCCACGGCCTTAACCTACAATTTGGCGGGCGTCGTATGGTATGGTTTTCCGTAACGTGGAACCTGGAACACTACCAGCAAACAGTAGCGCGCTTACTTCGGCGCGGCGCGCTAAGCGAAATTTATATACACCGATTAATAGCACTGGGTACGCGCGATATTAAGGTACGTAAGCGCCTGGGAAGTAAAGAGACTAACCAAACATTTTTATTAAACGAAATTAAAGAACTAAGGCGAAAGTATGGCAGCAAAATACGGAAATAGCGGCGGGCGTAATAAGGGTAAAAAATACGTTAAACTTCGCGGCGACGAAATCGCGACGCCCGAAGCGGAAGCGCGCGCCAGTGAATTTATGAAATGGTACGGCGATAACTTCGACGCGCTTAGAAGTAAGTTACTTTACGACGAATTTTACGACGACGAAGTAGCAACGGATACGGCGTTATACCTGTACGACTGTATCGCGTATAAAGGGCTAAAGATTGATAACTACAAATGGTATTATTTGCGCGCTTACCATACCGCGTTACTGGGCGCGAAAAAGAAAAACGGCGAAGCGCGCGCCGCCTTCGTGTCGGTGGACGAACCCGTAATAGGCGAAATTATGTACGGCGATATTTTGCCCGCGCCGACCTTCGATTATACTACCTACGAAATGGAATTAGACGCGGTACAAAACGAAATACTGGAACACGTACGCGCCAGTTACGACCAGGTTAGTGTATCGCTTTTCGAAATATACGTAACTTTGCAGCCCGAAATGTCCTACAAAAAACTGGCGCGTATGCTAGGTATTCCGGCTAATAAGATATGGCCCGTAATAGGCGCTATACGTAAAGACGTGGCCGTACGCTTTGCCGACCGCCGCGACTATTTACTATCGCTTTTGTGATTTTTTATCTTTATAGTATGAACCGTAATTTTTAAGAGTATGCAAACACTTGTTTTTATTTTAGTGGCCGCGGCCGTTATGTTGGCTAACGCGTTGATAGCGTGGGTTTTAGCCTGGTTTTTTACGGAAGTAATTATACTACCGATTAAGAAAAAGCCCTTTAACTGTAGGGGGTGTATGTCCTTTTGGCTTACCTGGCTTATGGGTGTGGCCTGGGCCTTCGTCCTGGTACGCTACGTAGCCCCTGTACTTAACACCGAAGCGCGGGTAATTGTTATAGCCGGGTTAATCGGCGTAGCCTTCCTGGTGGGTCTAATCAATTATTTATACATTAAAACAAAATTCCGAATTTATGAGTAAAGAAGCAAAGAAAGCGGGTACGTACGACCACGTAACCCCGCAAATGGTTAAACAGGTGGAAGGCGTATTAGCCGAAGCCGAAAAGCACACGTATAGCGTGTCGCGTGTATTCGCCGCTTTTAACGCGGTTATGCAAAAGCGGGACACCCCGCAAACGTGTAGTAGCTGTCTACGTAATCGCGTCCGCGAATTGAAACAATGGAAGGCCGCGTACGATAAGGACACGACCCCCGCTAAGGTAGTGGCTACGCCACTGGGTACTAACATAGGCGGCCCCGAAGACGAAGTAACCTACGACACCGTAGTAGCCCGCCTGGGTGTTTCCTTTACTTCCGATATTGACGAACTGGCCGTACTGGGTACAGTCCTGGAAGTGGAAGACTACCCGGTAAAACTAACCGACGAAGAACGCGCGTTAGTCCAGGCCCGCTACGATAAACTGGCCTTCGAAAACCCTACGATATTCGACAAAGCGCCCGTAGTGGAAGAAGCGCCCGTAGTGGAAGAAGCGCCCGTAGTGGAAGAAGCGGTAACACCCCAGTACGACGACCCCAGCGCCCCCGGTTATGTAGACCAGGCCGAAGGTACGGTACGTTACCCTATGGCCGAAGGTATCCCGTTCGACTTTTTACCGAACGAAGGTACGTTAGTAAAGGGTACGGTAAAACGCGCCGACGGTACTACCGTAAAGCCTGGAACGTATGTTACCGCCGAAGGGCTGGAAATCGCCGTACAGGTAGGCGGAAAAGCCAGCATTAAGGAAATAGAAGACTTAACGTAATGGAACGATTAACAGGTAATCAACTTTGGAAACTTCGCACGAAGCACGGCCGGGACAAGCTATTTAATTCCGGCGCGTTGCTTCGTGAAGAAGCTATTAAATACTTCGACTGGTGCGACCGCCACCCCTGGTTAAAGTCCGAATTAGTGAAGTATAAAGGCGACTACGAAGAAGCCGAAGTACCGTTAGGCCGCCCGTATACTATGGACGGTTTAACCGTTTACCTGGGTGTATCCGGCGGTTACTTCCGCGCGGCTAAGTCTAACATAGTGGATAAACGGGAACGCGGGCGGGCCAACGCCGAAGACCTGGACGTACTGGACGCTATCGAATGGATAGAACAGGTAGTACGTACCCAGCAAGTCGAAGGCGCGGCCGTCGGCGTTTTTAATACTAACCTAGTGGCGCGCCTTAATGGTATCGCCGATAACGTGAACCAGAACAATACGGGCGACGCCGTGTTACGGGTAACCGTACGCGACCAGGAAACGGCCGACAATCTGGACGCCCTGGAAGACCTGTTATAATGGAAACTACAAAAGTATTTAGCGACCTACTGGCCGCCTACGTAGACCCGTCCGTACGCGTTATCGCCCTTAAAGGTAGTACGCGTAGTAGTAAAACGTGGTCGGCTTTGCAGTTGCTTAATACTATCGGCGCCAGGTCTAAGAAGCCGCGTTTAATTTCGGTAGTGTCCGAAACTATGCCCCACCTAAAACGCGGGGCTATTCGCGATTTTAAGAATATGTTAGAAGGCGAAAACGCGTACAACGTTAACGCCTGGCACGACACCGACAAAATTTACAGCTATAACAAAGGCCGTATAGAGTTCTTTAGCGCCGACCAGGCGGGTAAGGTACTAGGGCCAGCCCGCGACATTCTTTATATGAACGAAGCTATTAATATGTCGTGGGAAGTGTACCGCCAGTTAGCCGTACGTACTACCGAAAAAATAATACTAGACTATAACCCGGCCTTCGAATTTTGGGTAGATAGTAAGTTAGCGCCCCGCGCCGACGTTCGTATAATACATTCCACGTATTTAGATAACGATATGTTAACCGCGGCCCAGGTAGCGGAAATCGAAAGTAACCGCGACATAGACCCGGAATGGTGGCGCGTGTACGGGCTGGGCCTTACTGGAAGCGCCGAAGGTCTGGTAGTTAAGAACTGGGATATAGTCGCCGGACTTCCACCGCGTAGCGAATGGCGCCAGGCGTATATAGGTATAGACTTCGGCTGGTCGGCCCCTTCGGCTATTATGCTGGTGGTGTTAAGCCAGGGTGAAGTATGGATAGACCAGCTAGGCTACGGCCCCGGTATGGATAACCCGGATATAGCTACCTGTATACTTACTTCCGGCTACGGCGAATTAGAAACCATTTGCGACGGGGCCGAACCAAAGAGTATTAAGGAACTACAAAACGCGGGCGTTAACGCCGTGGCGACCAATAACAAAGACATACAGTTAGGTATTAGGGTAATGAACCGCTATAAAAAGCACTACACCCAGCGAAGCGTAGATAGTATCGACGAAAACCGGAAGTACCGTTACCCCCAGCTACCTACAGGCGGCTACGGCGGTATCCCTATAAAAGCCTTCGGCCACGCAAAGGACGCTGAACGGTACGTATTTTTAAATAAATTGTCTAACATAGCTTCGGGCTTCGACGTTACCGTAGGTAGCGCGTCCCGCCGCTAATAATCAAAACAGATGGCTACATTTGGAAAAAGAAGTAAAGACGCGCTAACCGGGGTACACCCGGATTTAGCCCGCGTTATGGAAGCGGCTATAGTGGATACGCCCGTAGACTTTACGATAGTCGAAGGCGTACGAACTGTAGAACGCCAGGCCGGGTTATACGCCCAGGGGCGAACGAAGCCCGGAACTATTGTTACCTACGCGGACGGCGTACGTAAGAAGTCTAACCACCAGCCGAAGGCGGACGGGTACGGCCACGCGGTAGACGTGTACCCTTACTATAACGGGGCTACGCAAATAAACGGCCCGGAAGTGGTAAGCAAATTAAAGCAAATAGCCCAACACGTTAAGGCCACGGCCGCGCGTTTAGGCGTAGTAATAACCTGGGGCGGCGACTGGAAAAAGCCGTACGACCCGCCACACTTTCAAGTATGAAGACAAAGTATGTAATTTTAGTAGCCCTTATCGCCCTGGTGGCGGGGCTTTTTTCCGGTGCAATGTACCAGCGGGCCACGACCCAGCCAGTAGAAACAATCGTACGCGATACGGTTACCGTTCGCGATACCGTCCGGATGGAAGTACCGAAGCCCGTATACGTGGCTGTAGTTCACTACGATACCGTCCCGGCACCAACGGCCGCCGATAGTGTAGATAATGCCGCTACGGGGCTAGGATTAAGCCAGGCGGGGGCTATTGTAGTGTCTATAGAACAGAAAACCTATAGCACCCCGGACTACAAAGCGGTAATAGAAGGCTGGCGGTCTAACCTGGTGTCTATGGAAGTCTACCCGAAAACTACGACTATACGCGAAACGGTTACAAAGCTAAAGGCCCCGCGGTGGTCTATTACCGTAGGGCCTGGCGTTGGCTGGGACGGGCAAAAGATACGGCCCTACGTAGGTGTTACGGCCGGGTTCGTCCTTTGGTCTAAATGAGAAAAGCCCCTTTACCGTTAATTCGATAAGGGGGGCTTTTAGTTTATTCGCATAGTTCTTTTTCTACTGCTTTGTTCTGTTTGCCCGCGCCGTATATAAAGGCAAATACAAAAGCGTTAAATAGTACTACGGCGGCTATAACCCAGCCCATAATTACGGCGTTTTTACCAGGCCGTCCCAGGTAGAAGGTAAATTACCAAAGCGTACCCCGCGTTCGTCCAACCAGTAACCCGCTGTTTTTACCCATTTTTCGCCGCTGCAACCCTTCGCTATAGTGCCGTCCGGGTAGTCGCTTAATGAAAGTTCGGCGGGTATAAAATCCGTATCCGTTTTTCCTAGCGCCTTCGATAGGTTGACTACTTCCGACTGTACGGCGTAGATTGCCATAACTTCGCGGCCCGTTTCCCGGTACCTACGTACGGCGGATACAGCCGCCGCCAGGTCTTTAGCCCCAGTTATACAGCCGTCGAAAATAACTACGTCCGGTTTAACTTCTACGAAGCCGTCTACTAATGGGTCTTCCACTATGGGCGTACCGCCTTCTAATTCCAGGATTACCGCGTTATACTGGCGTGTACGGTTTTTGTAAAGTTCCGTTAAACTTTTTACTGTTTGGGTTTTACCCCCGCCCTGGGGGCCGCTTAAAATTACGTCCATTTGCTTTTAATCTTTGTAAGGTAATCGCACGCTTTCAATATCCGGCGCGTGCGTTTGGCCGTTATTTTGTTGGACGGGTTCGCCGTCTACTGTTACTTTGCTTTTGCCTACCCAGGTCGTATAATTCGGCCGTTGGCCGTTGGCGTGGAAGTCCATATACCTAACCTGGTAGCGCTTTTCGCTTTCGCCGATTATTTCGACGCGTAACGTATGGGCGGTAAATTCCCGCGTAAATACGTTATACTGTTTGTATCGGTAAGTCCCTAACTTCATAATACAAAGGTTTTGCCCCCGTAGTTTAGCTGGGCTAGTCTTCGCATGGTAAGCGCCTGGCCCAGTGCCATAGGGTAGCTGTTTAACTTCTTTTCGTCGCGGTACACGTTATACAGCCGCGACCCGTTTAGAACCCAGTAACCGCGTACGGGTTCGCCTTCGGTGTTAATTACGTCTTCTACCACGCCTTCGATAACGGCGGTAACGTGTTCGGGTACCGAAGCGATAACCCGGCCTTTTGGTAGATCAGACAAAACAGTAGCGCCGATAGCTGGTACCCAGGCAAAGCCCAGGGCGGCCAGATAAGACGCGAAGGCGTCCGCGTGGACGTTTATACCTTCCGCGTCTAAAGAAGGCGCCAGGGCCTTTAATTCGGCGTAAACGGTGGCGTAGTCGCGTCCTGTTGTAATAGCTACCGCGCGTACTGTACAATCTTTACCGGGACTATCGAACCCGGACGCCCTACGGCCACCGTCGTTATACTTTAGTTTCATAATCTTATTAGTGAATGAATGAATGAACCACCCGACAAAGGTAAATAAAAAAAATCGCACTACCAAATAATAGCGCGACTTTTAACACAAATTTTTGTATTATTCTTTTTTGGGCGTATCCGGCGCCGCTTCTTCCGGCTTATTCATATACTCTAAAACCGCCTTTACTATCGCGCCTATGTCGTCTTTGTGGGTTATTACCTGGCCCGCTAGCGCGCCTACGTTTTCTATCCGTACTTTGTCTTCCGCCTTTTCGTAGATACTTTTAATTTCGATTAGACAAATACCGATAGCGCCGACCAGCGATATAACCGGGAACATAGGCACCTTATACCCGTAATAGACTTCTAAGTACCATATACTAGCCATTTGCATAGCGTCGACCACGGACAAAGCCAGTAAGACGTTATAGTAACGCGCGATCTTGTCGATAGTACGTTTAAAGCCGTAGGACGAACGGGCTATACCGTTCTGTTTGGCCTTCCTTACGCCACTCCATAGGTCGGCCATAATGGCGACCAGTACTAAAATGTAAATGCCGAATAACAGCCAAAGGGATACGATTATTTTTTCCATGCTTAAAAAAGTGTTTGTCCGGGGCCTGTTTATTTTAGCGGCCCGCGGGGGTTTATAAATCTGGTTAATTGATTAGCGGCGTTTTGGTATGAATATCCCGAAGTCGTAGGGTACCGATTCTTTTTTACCTTCGCACCCCTGGCCGTCGGTCGGCGCCCAAAGCGGGTATTTACCAAAACACCCGGTCAAATAGTTACGAAGGTCGCGCGCCAGTTCTTCGGCGTCGTCTTTAAGCCAGCGGCGTAACTGGGCTATGTCCTTTATGTCTACCGCTTTGCTGTTTTCGCTTTCGCGGACGGTAATACCTTTGTTAACGATAGCCGCCCAGTGGAACGGGATACCCTGGTACACGGCGTAGAAGGATAGCGCGGGCGCCAGCATAACTATAAGCGCTTGGTTATCGGCCGAAATAGGGTTAGGGTCTGGCGCGGGTGTAACGCTGGCCGCTTTAATCTGGTCTTTAAGTTCTTCGACCAGGGGGCGACCTAAGATACGTTCGATATACATTTTTTGCGCTATACTTATGTATGGCACGAACTTAGATATTATCGTATCGTCTTTTATCGGGCTGTTTTCTTTAAACAGTTCTTCGTTAATTAATGCTATTTCCATGCTTATTTTAGTTTAGCTATTAGCGCTTCCAGGGCGCGAAGGGCGCGCGGCTTTTTTCTTTGCAAAGTAGCCGGGGCCTTAGCTTCCGGGGCGGCGGCTGGCGCCGGATTATTCGTTTCCTGTATCTTTGGTAGTACGTCCAGGTCGGCTATAGTAAGGGCCGCCGTTCCGTTTATCTTAGTGAATATATTAACCTTATCCAGTATTTTACGTCGCATTTTTTCGATAACAGTGTAGTTATAAAGTACGTACGCGTCGATAATTTCGGCGGCGTTACCGGATAGGTTACCCGAACCGGACACCCCGGCCAGGGTAGGGCTACTAAGGCGGTGGCTACTTACGATTTTTTGGAATACGATACCTTCGATATTATTGTATATGTCCGCGTTAGCGCTGGCGTTAAACGGCACTATATCCGGTTTAACGTCGGTGTTTTCGCCCCAAAGGATAATGATAGACGAAGCGCCCTTAGCGCCGCTAAACGCGTCTTCCATTTGCTTTTGAAACATTGCTTTTTTGTCTTCGGAAGGGTTCGAAGGCATTTTAATAACGACCGAAGGGGTAAAGCCGTTATCTATGCTATTATTATAGAACTGGCCTAGCGTACCGTCGGCCTTTACGTATTCAATCGCCGGGAAGTAGCCCGGTACGGAATAATGGTTAAGGCCCGGCGTATAATCCCAGTGGTGGAACATATAGGCCACCCCCTTTTTAGCCTTACGTATACCCGGCCATATATCCAGTTCGATAGGTTTTAACTTTCCCTGGGTCTTCTTCCAGTCGTTCGAAATACGGAAGCTAAGCGGGTCGCCTGTTTCGCTAATACGGCCGATACGGACGGTACTATAATCCTGGTGGAACAAAGACACGGTAGTACTACCCTTATTAACGATTACTTGGAAGTAGAAGCCGCCGAAGGTTTTATAGTCTTTCGCGATAGGTTCTATAAAGTCGTCCCAGTTTTCGGAAGTATTCGGGACGCCTACGAAAAGTTCGGCGTTTTCTGGGGTATCGCGGACGCCCTTACCACAAATATAAGTTACGGTACTGTCTATTATGGCGCTATTAACCGGGCTTTTGGCGTTAATGCGTATAAGTTCCTGGGGGAAGTCGTTTTTAGGGCCGAAGTTAATCCAGCCCGCGCGGTTAAGCGCGATTTTAGGGAACGCGGGCGCCGTGTCGGCCGCGGCCATATTTATTACTACCAATTCTTTGTTACTTTCTTCCATTGTTATTACTGTTCGTTATATCCAAAAGATAAAAAAGGGCTAATTTATCTTTTACGTATGGTAACAATGGAATACGATAACACGAAAATTAACGTACCTACTAGCTGGGAAGACGTTAAGTTAGGCGTTTACGAAGAAGTATACGCCCTAAAGCCCGTAACGGCCCGCGACCGCGTGGCGTACGTGGCTAAGATATGCCAGGTAGAACCGGAAGTACTACTAAACTGGCCCGCCGAAGTGTTTAACAAGTTGGTAACGTTTATAGACTTCCTATTTATAGACGCCGACGTACCGCCGTGTCCTTTTATCGAAGTGGACGGCGTTAAGTACGTGGTACCTATCGACGATAAAATAACCCTGGGCCAATGGGTAGACGTGGACGAAGCCCAGAAGGCGGGTACGGCCGTACTGTCTAACGTCCTGGCGATCATTTGCCGACCTACGGGCGAAACCTACAGCTACGAACAAAACGAAGCGCGGGCGGCTATGTTTGCCGACCTTCCAGTAAGTCGCGTTTTAGGCGTGCTGGCTTTTTTTTTACACTGCAAAGCCGTATTCGATCAACATACCGCGGCCTTTTTGAAGATACAGGAACTAGCCGACCTATTGCCCCGGAATACCGTAGCTTTGCTAAGTCGTGGGGCTGGTATAAAATTATCGCAGATATGGCGGATACCCAGATACTTAGCTTTGATAGCATTACTACGCTATCGGTTACGGAAGTATTCACCTTCCTACAATACCGGAAGGATAAAGACCGCGCGGAAGTGGCACAAAAGAAGTTAGATAAATTCATAGCTAAAACCCGTAAAAATGCAGATAGTTAATTTTTTCTATGAACTGGCCCGCCAGCACAAACGTATTAAGGGCTTCACATATAACAAGGCGTACCAGAAAGGCGCGGGTAACTCTATGTACCCTTTGTTATGGCTGGACGACCCTATAGCGGGCCAGACGGTCGGGGCGAACGCTATACGCTGGACGGTTAATGTAGACGTGCTAGGCTTACCAAAGGACGACGACGAAGTACCTACCGTACAAGCCGCCGCCTTTGACGCGGGCTTATCGGTTATAGAACAAATAAAAGCCACGCGAAACGTTACAGGTATAAGCGTAGAGGGGTTTAACTTCCTATCGCTACGCGACTATTACGACGACGGCGCCGCCGGGTATCGTTTTACTATGTTTTTAAACCAGGCTAACCCGGTTAATAAGTGCGCGGAAGACTTCGACCCGGCTAAGACGTTCCCAGGTATAGCGGCGTTACCGGACTTTAACGTAGAACACCCAGACGGGTGCGCGATATTTAACGACGGTAAGGGTTTACCGAACTTTAAAATAGACGTATGAGCGCGGACGGTGTAAGGCTGGCGATCAATAAAATAGCCGACGATCTGTTAGTGCTTTCGGCCCTGGTGCTGGAAGACGATAGCGTAGGCACTAACATAAAAGTAGGGCGAAACACTTTACGCGATAGCGCGTTACACGGTGATTTAGAAGGTACGGTAAGCACTGTTAGCGGCGACGACCCCGTAATAACGGCGCTATTTAATAACTACGTGGTGTTCCTGGAATGGGATAGACCGCCGAAGTATAAGAAGAAACCGCCTATAAGCGCTTTAAAGGACTGGGCCGCTAAGAACGGAATACCTACCGACGCCGATACGCTGTATAAAATTTCGTACGCGATCTGGCGCGACGGCCATAAAGGGCGGCCGATATTCGCCACTATCGACCGCGAATTAGACGGCCTATTTACGGACGACTGGGCCGATAAACTGTACGACGCTATCGTAGATAATTTGGACACGTTTTTTAATGATAAATAAATATGGGCTACATAAGTAAAGACATAGCGGTAATTACCGAACCGAAACGCGTAACGTTGGCCGCGCTTCCTAACTTCGTACAGTTCGCCAGTAAACCAGCGGCTAAGACTTTTTTAGAACTTAACTTAACGGTAAAAGTAAAAAGCCTTAACGATATAGGTAATTTATCGCCTATGGGGTCTTCTACTACTAAGGTATTTACCGCGGGGGCTACTCACTCCGGCGAATTTATAGGGGTAGTAACCCCCGTAGATTATGCCCCAAATATAACCGTACGTTTTAAGGCGTCCGCGCCTATATCCGGCGTTTTATATTGGCAGGCTGTTTGGCCTAATTATATATCGCCGGACGCCCCTACGATCTGGGAAGACGGCGGCGACGGCTGGTACTATTTCGAAGCTAACTTAGTGGCGTCCGCTGGCGTTCCCGCGGGTTCCCTGTTTCTTTCGATAACTAATAGTACAGTACTTACCCAGGATATAACGGTAACTATGGACTACGTAGGGGCCACGTTTGCGGGGGGTAGCCCAGTAGATACGGCGGCGCTTCGTGTTGCTACACCTTCCGGGGCCGTGTATACTTTTAACCCTACCGAAGACCCGAAAGAGGTAAGCGGTTCTACTTTTTTTTTATCGCCTACTACGGCCGAAACCGCCGGAAATTTACATAGTGCGTTAATGGCTAACGATTGGATAGCGGCTAATTACGATATTAGTGTACCCGCTAACTGGGAAAGCGGGGCGCCCGTAAATGGTTCTATTATAAGTATAAAAAGTAAAGGGGCCGGAACGGATTATAACGTACAGATAACAGCCCCGGACGACCCTACAACCGCCGCCTATACGTTTAACTGGGTACATTCAAGTAGCGTTAATAACGATAGTATTAGCGGCGAATCCAGTACAACCGAAGTAGAATTAGATGTATATACCGGGGGCGCGGTATTCCTGGGCGCGGACGATAAACCGACAACCGCCGCAAAGTTAGGAACTTTCGCCACGGCTTTAAATAAAACATACGCGGGCGCCCCCGTGTGGTTTGATCTTAACGCGTTATTTAATCGTTACGCGGGCTATAATCGCCCTACAGGGGCTTACGGTTGGTTTGATACCGGAACGGCTAGCGTATACCGCTTCGTAGCTAAGATTAAAGGGGTTACGTCTTTCGCGTTCTACTACTCTAACGCTTTGTGGGCGCTTAACGGCTATGGCCCTTTAACGGATAACGTAGACCTGGCCGACTACGTTTACCTGGATAGTGCCATAAAACTACTAACAAATAAGCCGCGGACAACTTACCTACGCGGACAAAAAGAGTACCTTAACTTCCTGTTTGAAGACCCGCAACGCGACGCCGTTACCCCGGTTAATTTTACTTTACGCGTGGCCTATCGCGCCTATACTATGGGCGGTAAGTACCTGGGGACGATATACGCCCACGACGTAGCACGGGCCAGCCTTAACGTGGTTAATACGTGCGCGCTTAATATAGACGCTGTATTAGACGTGTACCCTAACGCTGGCGAAATTAAAGTAGCGTTAGCCCGTGGTACGGCTTTAGTGTCTAACGATCTGGAATACGTAGTACGCCCCGAATGTTTACACACGTTACGCGCCTTTACCTTTCTTAATCGTCTGGGTGGGTGGGATACGTTTAATTTCGACGCGCCAATACAGGACGAAATTAAGCCGACGTCTGATACGTTTAACCGAACCATTACGCCGGGCTTTAGCCGCGGCGATAGTGCCGAAACGGTATACGCTACGGGCCTGGATAATACCTTAACCGTAGAAGGCGCGCCCGTTTCGGACGACGTAGCCGACTGGCTTAAAGAATTGGCAGCCGCGCGGGTAATTTTGGACGGCGAAGGTAACTACGTAGTTAAAGAAGACTTTACCTTACGTAAGACGGCCGCGGCGTTTAATATGCAAATACCGACGATTAAGTACCATTTAAGCGAAACGTATACAAATGACTAATACAGAATTTTACATAAACGGGGCTTTGTGCGATATTGGGCCGGACTTCGGGGTACGGCTTAACCGCCAGCTTATTAACCCCGGCGAACTGAATACTAAAGACGCCCAGTACAGTTACAGTATTTCACTACCAGACACGGCGCGGAATAACGCGAATTTTGGGTACGCTATCGTCGAAGAAACGCGTAACAAGTTTAACCGCGTGTACACCGCCGAACTGGTCGTAAATAGTGTTCGTATTTTTAAAGGTAACTTCCGCCTATCCGAAATAAACCGCGGGTACAAAGGTAACTTATACATACCCGTAGCTAAATCGGTTAAAGATATTTTCGGCGATCTGGCGTTAAACGCTATAGCCGAATGGCGTATACCTTTCCTGGACTTTGCCGAATACGTTAACCTGTATAACCAGGCGGCGGAAGACGAACCCCAGGCGGCTATATTTCCTTATGTCCTGTACGGGCTTCTTCCGAAGGTGCCTATAGATAAGAACGCTAATAATTATTCAGGCCGTACGGTATGGGACGATAGCGTACGTTTTGGTATCCAGGATATACCCCCGGCTATTAATCCGTTATTATTGCTTAACCATATTTTTAAAGCTAAAGGGTACCAGTTAACCGGGTCGGCGTTTAGTGATGAACGGTTAAAACGGCTATACATGAGTTACAAAAACGCCGCCGAATACGTACAGCCCTGGAACTACGGTTACCACGCTACTATTAGGCTGGCGGGGTCGTGGGCCTCAACATATAATAAACGTACTGGCGCCTTCCAATTCGAACGGGGGGTAAACCAGTCTTCCGATAATACGGGCGCTATATATAGCGCCGATTTACTGGACGCCACAAACGTAAGCCTTAACGTCCTGGAAGACCGGGGCGGTAACGTGCTATTAAAAACCATAAACGACGCGTCCGATAACACGCCCTGGATACAGGGCCAAATACGCGTACCTATGTCCGGTTATTACCGTGTTAAGTTCGGGGCTAATATCCGCGTGTACGATAATTCGAACTGGCGAAGTACCGACCCTAACACGGGGGTACAGCACATTTGCGGGAAAACCGAAAACGCCGAAAACCGATTTATAGACAATATCTACGAAGTAAAGTTATTACGCGATAAGAAACAGGCTGATTTTAATTTATCCGGCGCAAAGTTAGACGGTACCTTTTACTACGATAACCAGGCCCAGAACGAAACATACAACGGCGACAACGTACCGAAGTACTTACCCCAGGTATCGGCAAACGGCCAAATTAATTTTATTGATCTGGCCCAGAATGCTAATATGTTGCTAGGCTTCCAGTTTGGGAAAAACGGCGACGGGGGCGGCGGAAGTCCGTATATTAACCCGAAGGATACTAACCAGACGTTAGCCCAGATTTTAGCCGCTAAGCCCGCGTTAAGCTGGGATACGTCCAATAATGACGGCACGCCTACGCGCCTGGCTATTAATAGCCCTGGATACTGGAAGTATGGCCGTATAGGTAGCTTCGATAGCGAAGGCGATAACCCTAACACAAACATAGATTACAGCGGCGGGAATAAAGTAACGGGTAAGATATTGGACGCTAACGGTAACCCTATCGGCCCCGGAACGGGCGACCTGGAAGGCCGTACCGAAAACTACTACCTTAGCGCGTCTAACGGCTTTATGGTGTGGGACGAAGACGGTAACTGGTTAGTAACCGATTTTATAGACCTTCGTAATTATTCGGCCCTGGCGTTTACTACGGACGTAGATTTTAACGCGGACGTGGCGGTAGTAGCTTTCTACGATAGCAATAGGCAATTTATAGGCGCGACCATTACGGCGGACGCCCCGGCGTCTTATGTGGACGAACCGATAGACGCCCCAGCCGCGGCCGTATATGTGCGTATTAGCGGGCTATTAGCTTCTGGTATCGTCGTAAGCGGAACGCCCATTACTTCGACTAACATAATACTTAATCGCTTCCCGTTAGTTCGCTGGTTTACCTACACGTTTACGGCGCCTTCGGGTTCCGGCTATACTGGGTACGCTTACCTGTTTAACGGCCTGTACAGTACTACGCCCGTGGCTGTGGTACCGTTTGTTAATGGCGTGGCCCAGCTAGATACGTCGTTTTCGGCTTTGTCTTCCTTCGCGCCTTACGTTACCTTCTACTTAAAGACCGACGCTTTTAATGTAGACGGTACCTTAGTAATTAGCCGGGAAGTGGCCGACGGTAGCGATATAGTGATAGACTGGGAAACGACTAACCGTTACCATATAGCGTTAAATAACGCGCCTATCACGTACGCGAAGCGGGGCCAGTATAACGGGGCCAGTGCAGACGCCAACTGGTACGCCCAGGGAAGTGCTAACGCGGTCGTATGGCTGGAAGCGGGCGAACTCCTTACCGTTGCTTCCGTGTCCAGCGAAGGCCGCTACAGACGTAACGGTATGCACAGTACGTACGGGTGGGTTAACCACGAAATAGCCTTTACCCTGGATATAGAACCTTTCCGGGTAGATAGCGACTGGTTAAAGGTTGACTACGCCGGGCGGGGTATCGCCCCTATGGACTGGAACGACACCGTTAATTTCGACGTGGATAGTATTAACCTGGTGGGCTTTCTTTCGGCCGATATGAAGACCGACGATTTTATAGATAACTTTTGCAAGGCTTTTAATTTGAAATTAACCCAGGTGGACGCGGCTACTTTTAACCTGGACGTAAAACAGTCTAAAAAGACCGTAAGCGCCCAGTATATTAACCTGGACGGCCTGGCTTCGGTACGGGATAAGGTTAATACGTCGCTGGGTCTTCCTTCGCTGTATAAATTGGGTTTTACCGTCGATACGGAAGAAGAAGGGTACGTACGTACTGGCGACGACGGCGGCGGACAATACGCGACCGGGGCCGCCGAAGAAAACGTGGTAGAGCAAAAAAGTAGTTTTTCGTATAACTGGTTTAAAGATATTACGAAAGGGGCCGTAACCCTTCCGCTTCCGGTTATATCAAAAAACGCCGTTTGGTTACCTACGGAAAGTTACCCTACCGCTATGGCTAAACGGTACACCGACCAGGCGTACAGGTTCTTTTATTACGACGGCCTTTTAAACGATCTGGGCGCGTCTTTTCTGTTTAACGGGGCCGAACTAAAGATAGCGAAGGTAAGTAACACGCTGGGCGGTCTTAGCGAATTAAGCTATAAAAACCAGCGCTATACTATCCTGGATAACTACTTTACTATTCTTATTAACGGGTCTTCCCACTATACCGAACTGGAAGGATACATAACCCCGGTACAGTACGCCCAGCTTAACGGGTCTATTATGGCTATGTTTAACGGCGACCAGTACTATATAGCGGAACTGGGGGGCTATGACCCCGCCGGGAAAAACAAAACGAAAATTAAACTAATACGAAAGATTTAACGATATGGCTAGCACTGGAAAAAAAGAATATACCCTAAAAATTAACGGGTTATCCCAGAATGTAAAAGACGTAACCAAACTGGAAGAAGCGGTAAACGCGCTGGATAAGTCTATAGCTAAGGTAAACGAAGCTACGGTAAAAGGCACCGCGCCCGCTAAAGCCAAAGCCGCCGCGTTATCCGAAGAAGAAAAAGCGGCGAAGAAATTAGCCGATACCCAGAAACGGTTAACCCAGGTAGATAGCGCCGCGAATAAAGCCCAGATAGAAGCTAACGCCCAGCTACGGGAACGTACGCGGGAAGTTACCCGGTCTATCCAGGTAAACAAGCTAGCCGAAGGGTCTATAGCCCAAATGGGTATGCAGTTAACCGACCTTCGTAATAACTACGAAGCCCTAAGCGCGGCCGAACGGGCCGACGTAGAAACGGGCGGTAAAATGCTGGAACAAATACAAGCCCTGGACGCCGAATATAAGGCGCTACGCGAAAGTACGGGTAACTTCCGGGATAGCGTGGGTAACTACGAAAAGGGGTACAAGGGCTTACAGGATTTAACGGATAAATTCGAACTAGCCACACGCGGAAGCGTCGGTATGGCTACCGAAGTACTAGGGTCTAACGCGGCCCTGGAAACTCTGGGTAATACTACTAACTTGGTGGCGCGATCTACCGAAGGTATGGCCGGGATATTAGCCCTAGCCAGCACCGCCAGCGAAGCGTATAACGCCGTAGTTAAAGAAGGCTGGATACAACAAAAGGCCGCCGCTATAATTGATGGGGTACGGGCCGTACAGTTGAGGGCCAGAACCGCCGCGGAAGCGTTAGCCACTAAAGGCACCATAGGCGCGACAATCGCCCAAAAAGCGTTTAACTTAGTGGCAGCCGCTAACCCTTACGTACTGTTAGCTATGGCCCTTATTACAGTCGTGGGGGCTATCGCCATATTCGCCAGCGGTACCAGTAAAGCCAGCGAAAAGCAAAAGGAAGCGAACGAACTACAGGCCATATATTTAGACAACCTGGAACGAGAAGCCGGGAAGTTAAAAGAGGTAGGCGACGCCCGCGTACGGGCCGCCGAAACTAACTTAGCCGTACTTACCGCTTCCGGGGCTAAAATTAAAGATATTCGCGCGGCCGAAGACAAATTAGCCGCCGCCCGCTTATCTAATAACGCCCAGCAAAGGGGGTTTTACGCGGAAGAACTGGCGAACCTGGACGCGAATAAAAAGAAGGTGGAACAGTTAACCGAAGTACTAAACCAACTTAAAACCGCCCAGGCCAAAGGCGAAAGTAAATTAAAAATCGACATAGATTTAGACGGCAAAGTAGAAAAAGTAAAAATAGAAGACGCCATTAATAGCGTACAGGGCGCTATAGATAACCTGGGCCGTAAGGTTAATATAGCCGTGGGCCTTAAAACCGACGAAGAACAGATTAAAGCGGATATAGCCGTACAAAAGGCGGCCCGGATTAAAGGCGATAAGGACTTAGCAAAGGAACGGGCCGAAAAAGCGAAAGAACGTACGGAAAAGGAATTAGAAGCGGTACGCGCCGCCGAAGACGCACGTATAGCCCTTATCGTTAACGGGTACGAAAAACAGCGCCGTACGATTAACGCCCAGTACGACCGCGAAATACAGGACTTAAAGATAAGGTTAGCCACCGAAAAAACGTTAACGACCAAAGCCCGCGCGGCCATTAACGAAACTATTAAACTACTGGATAAACAGCGTAACAAAGACCTGGCCGACCTGGATAAAGAACGCGCCGATAAAGCGATAGAATCTCAGCGCCAGTTAGAAGACAGCCGCTTAGCCCTGGTTATGGGCCAGGCCGACCGTTCGCGCGCCGAAATTAATATAAGATATGACCGTCAGGTAGAAGACCTTAAAAAGCGCCTGGAAACGGAAAAGGATTTAACGAAGGCACAACAGGACGCTATTACCCAAATGATAGTAAACGCCCAGGACGCCCGCGGTAATGAATTGGAAGCCCTTACGGCCGAACAAATACAACGGCGAACCAGCCAGGAACTTGCCGGGGTGGAATTTTCCTTAAACCAGGCCCAGGCTAAAATAGGCGACTACGTTAAACGGAATAAGGACGGCTTAAAGTTAATCGACGTTAAGGCTACGCGGGCTAACCTGGCGGCGGCTAACGACGCCCTGGGCCAGTATATCGGCGGGCTTACCAAATACCAGGACGATTTAAAAAAATCGCACGAAGCCACCTTAGCCACTCTTAAAGAAGGTACCCCGGAATACGAAGACGAATTACAGAAATACGCTACCGCTAACCTGGACGTTACCGAAAAAATTAAGAAAGCGCAAAAGGAACAGGTAGACAATACGAAGGCGTCCGCTTCGGCTCAAATCGAATATTTTAAAGATTTATTCGGTAAGATCAGCGAATACGCCGACGCCGGGGTACAGGCGGTAACGTCCGTAGTGGATACGCTAAGTATGGGTCTACAGGCCCAGTTAGACGACCTTAATAGCCAGTTAGACGTAATTAACGAACGCTACGCCGACGCCCAGAAACAGCGCGAAGACGCCGTAGCTAACGTCGAAAGTATCGAAGAACAGTTACAGACCGCTACCGGGGGTACGGCCGACGCGCTTAAAAGCCAGTTAGCCGACGCGATGCACGCGCGCCAGGAAGCCGACCGGGAAGAAAAACGATTAGCGAAGGAAAAGGAAAAACGCGAAGCCGAAATAGCGAAAAAAGAAAAGCAAATGAAACGCCTGGAACTGGTTAGCCAGATAGCCCAGGGTATCGCTAATACGGCCGCTGGCGTTACTAAGGCCCTGGGCCTAGTGTTCCCGCTTAACTTAGTCGTGGCCGGGATTGTCGGGGCTATGGGTGCCGTACAGGTCGGTATAATGGCTAAGCAACTTACCAAACTGGCGAAAGGGGGCGAAATTAACGGCCCTAGCCACGATAACGGCGGCGTTCGTATACACGGGACTAATATAGAAGTGGAAGGCGGCGAATATGTGGTTAACAAAGATACGACGCGCAAAAATAAAGGGCTGGTATCCTTCATTAATAGCCAACGTAAAGCGCTAACCGCGGACGATATTAATAACTTCTTCAATAAGCCCGCCCAGGCGTACGAAGGCGGTATTAAAACCTACCTAGCGGACGGGGGCGAAATACCCACTATCGAAAATAACGTAAGCACTTCGATAGATTACGAAGAACTGGCCGACGCTATGGGTAATATCAAGATAGAACCGAAGGTAGCCGTAACGGATATTATGGACGCCACCGACCAGGTTACAACGGTGCGCGATTTATCCGGTTTTTAAGTCAGTAACGAAAATTTTTATCTTTATAGCATGGATACAAAGATACCAATATACGAAGCGAAAATACTAGGTACCGATAATACGGGTATTTTCGCTATTTCGTTCGTCGATTACCCGGCGAACGAACGTAATTTTGTAGCGCTTAATAAAATGAAGCCCGTTAAATTAAGCCTGGATAAGCACAAACAAGTATTAACGGGCGTGGTACTTATCCCAGACCAGTTAATTTACAGGTACGACCAGAATTTAGGCGAATACTACCTAAAATTTACCGCCCAGGATATAGAAAAGATAGCTAATAAAATGATGCGTACAGGTATCGCGCTAAGTACGACCACGCACCAGCACGAAAAGCCCTTACGCGGGAACTATCTAACGGAATTATGGATAGTAGCCGACCCGAAAAAGGACAAAGCCGTAGCGCTGGGCCTGGGCGAATTACCCGCGGGTACTTTAGTCGCGTCTTATAAAATAAACGACCCGAACTACTGGCGTACGGAAGTACTTACCGGAAACGTTAAAGGGTTCAGTTTGGAAGGATTATTTAATTTTAATAGTGTAAAAATGAAAAAAACAACAAAACCAGCAACGCCCGCGCCTTCTAAGGCTAACGGCGTGGTGTCTTTCTTAAAGTCGGTTACGGCTATGTTAGAAGGCGACACCGTAGCGGAAGCCGACGCCCTGGCAACGGAAGCCGCTAAAGATGAAGTAGGGGCGGGCGATCCGTTCTTAATTTTCGAACTGGCCGACGGTTCGGAAATTTACGTAGACCCGGACGGCTACGCCACCCTGGACGACGAACAGGCGCCAGCGGGCGAACACGCCTTAACCGACGGTAACTTTATCGTTATCGACGATACGGGTATGATGGTCGTAACCCAGCCCGAAGCCGACGCCACCGACCCCGCTAAAGCGGCCGATCCGGTAGCGATGAAAAAGAAACAGGACGCCGCTAAGGCCCGCGCTAAGGCGCTGTTAGCCAAACAGGGCGACCCGAAAACTACGGAAATCGCGAAACTTAAAAAGCGCCTGGCTGAACTTGAAAAAGAACCCAGCACGCCGAAAGCGAAACCCGCCGTACCAGGTACAGAAAAGGCCGCGGCCGATATGACCTATACGGAAAAAATGGCCGCCGTTATCAAAAGCCGCCGCGACCGTATGGAAGCTAAACGCAAACCAGCGGCCGAATAAGTAAACCAAAGTATTAACGCAAAAAAAATTATAGAATAATGGCAAATATGTATAACATTAACAGCCTATCGTACACCACCCACGAAAACCCCGAATGGTTTACGCGTGCGATGTTCGGCGGCCGTTTGGTGCAAGGTGGCTATATCCGCGTACTTACTGGTATTAAAGGCGACGAACTTTTAAGCCAGATTGATTTAGCAAATAAAATTTTGCAAATTGACGGTAAAGATTGCGCCTGGACGCCAAACCAAATTATTAAACTTTCCGAAAAGAAGGCGAAGGTAACTACCTACAAAATCAATTTGGAACAGTGTATCGACGAACTGGAACAAAAGCGTACTTTGTACCAGCTTAGCCCTGGCGCTAAAAACGAAAGTTTGCCGGACGAATTGGAAGCCGCTACCCTGGCCCTTATCGCTATCGGCCTGTCTAACGAAATCGAAGAAATGATTATAGGGGGCGATAGCGCCGTAGACCCTAACCAGTTCGACGGTATGGTAAAAACCCTTCTTAACAGTACCGACGCTATTAAATTGGTGGGCGCTACAATTACGAAGGCTAACGTATTGGGCCTTATCGAAACAGGCTACGAAGCTATCCCGGAAGCGGTCTTACAGGCCGAAGACGCCGGAACGCTGTACGTTATGGGTAGTTACGCTACCCGCCGTTTGATTCGCGCCGCTTTGTCGGACAAATCAAACCAGGTAATAGCCGCTTCGTGGACGGTGGACGACACCGACAAAAAGAACCCTAAACTATTCTACTTAGGGCTGGAATACGTACCTGTTAAAGGTATCGGTAATAATACGCTGGTGTTCTACGACAGTACTAACGCCTTCCTGTTAACCGACCTTCTTAGCGACCTGGAAGAAATCGAATTAGGTAGCTTCCCTAAACCTAACGACGACAAAATTTTTGTAAAAGGTCGTTTACGTTTGGGCTTCGTTATTCCGTTCGAAGACGAAGTAGTAATTATCGACCCGTCTATAACTACCGCTAGCGGCGGTTATGACCCAGACCAGGGCTTACGCGTCGTTCCTAATTCTTTGGTGTTTGACGCCGCGGGCGAAACTAAAACCTTTACCGTAGTAACCAAAGCGTTACCGCTGGTAGGTGGTGAAGAAGTGGAAGACCAGATAGCCGTTAACGCCGCCGGGGCTGTAGGCTTTACAGTAACAGCGGGCGAAACCGCCGAAGGTGTTACCACCGTAACCGTAGTAGCCGCCGCCAGTGGTGGAAACTTGAACCCACGTACGGGCCAGGTAGTCGTAAGCCTACCAGATACCGACCGTATCGCTATCGTAACGCTTAACCAGCGTGCCGAAGACCAAATAGAAATACAGCCATAATTGAGGGCGACGGGCGGTTAGCTTCGGCGCCGCCCTTAGTTTTTCTTATTTATAAATCCATTTAAAAAAATATAACTATGCCAGGTTGTAAATTGACGAAAAGCCTAGACGGCAAAGCGTGCGCGTATGCAGTAGCGGGCGCCCGCGCTTTGTATCTGGGTAACTACTACGGCCCTGTTACGGGCGCCGTGGCCGTGGCTAATCAAATAGCCTACCAGACCGATACCGACGGCTACGTAGATAAGATTACCCTACCCACGGGCGAAGTGTTCTACAAAGTAGACGGCGAACAAAATACCATTTCCTTTACCGACGAACTGTTAGCCGGGGGTAATGGCGGTAAATATCGCCAGCACACCGTAAACGCCCAGCTTAACCAGTACGACGTAGATATACTTAACGAAGGCGACGCCCTTAGCTTAGGTAAATTTATCGCCGTAGTGATTGACAACGCGGGCCGCCCTATCCTTTTGGGTAGGACTAACGGACTTAAAGCCCCAGCGGGCGGGTTTAACTATAACAGCGGCGCGGCGGAAGCTGACGCGACGGGCTGGACTATCATTTTACAGGGGGTAAGTACCGAAATCGGGCCCATCTTAAAAAATGAAGCGGTTATAACCCCGATCTACGAAGAAGTGGTTACACCTTAGTTTTTTGACTGATTGACGAAAAGGCGGTATTTTGACGATACCGCCTTTTTTTATCTTTATAATATGGCAAAGTGTAGAATACAAAGCATAAAACCCCCGTGTAGTTACGTCCTGGAAGGCGTAACCGAAGTTCTATTATTAGACTTCGACGACTTTAAGGGCTTCCAGTTTGACGGCGACGACCTTTATAATAATTGCCTGGTGGCGGCCATACTTCGAACTGACGAATTTAAAGAAGTTGAGGCCCCCGACCTGGTGGCTAAGTATTCGTCTACGCTATCGAACGGAGTATACGCCCACACGCTAGAAACGTTTATAGGCGAACTTTCGGCCGATACCCTGGCTAACCTTCATTTAGCGACTAAACGGCGCCAGGTGCCAGTATTTAAAGCCGCAAACGGGCGCTATTATACATACGGGTACGAAGCCGGGGCGGCGGTGTCCTATACGAACCAAACGGCGGAAGCTATAGGAAGCCTGGTTACGATTACGGCTACTTCTACCTACCCCTTATTCGAAGTGCTGGCCGCGGCTATTTCTGGGGCTATGGTTATACCGGAAGTATGGAATGTAGATTACGATAATAATACCTATTGCGAAAATGGCTAATACCGGATATAAAAAGGCTACGATAGCCTATAAGATAGATACAGACGGCCGCGCGCTAGACGTAAACGGCCAGCTTTGCAGCGTGTCGGGCCGAAAACAGGCTATAGCTTTGCGCCAGGGGTTTTTTAACCCAAACCCGGCACTTTACGAAGTGGAAAAGTACTTTACCACGGGCTTAGATGGGGAACCGACCGAAACCGTAGACCTAACTACCTGCCCCGTTCCCGGCGTTTCGGCGTGGGTATTAGACGGCGGTACTTGGCATACGGCTAACTACTGGTATGATAACAGACTATGGACAAATTAAAATTATATAAGATATGAGCATTAACAAAATTACAGAGGGCCAAACAGGCGCCCAGGTAGCCGACTTACTATACGCTAACGATAAGGAATTAGAAGCGGGTATTACGGCTTCTACAATTGAACGTAATAAGGCTGGCGCTAATGGGGTTTTAAGCCCGTTACTACCTTCCCTATATTCTGTATTTGGATATAACGGTACTTTTAATATCTTAGATTTACCAACTTTCGCGCCCCTATCTAATTTGGGCTTAACAAAGGCGTATAAGTGTGTGCCGTCCGGTACTGCCGCAAACGTAGAATTTTATGTAAACGCCCCTATAAACGCGGGGTTTGTAATGCCTAAACCCGACCAATTTTTTAAGTGGTCTTTTTTAGTGTACAGCCCCAACGCGGAAATCGAATTATTAACCGCTGACCGTGCTAAGGTATTTTATTTGGGCGGCACGTTAACTACAGGTAACGGCACCCTGTCAAAAATAACCGACGGCCTATATCTAGTATCTGGCAAGGATAAATATACGGGCGACGGTGTGGGTAAAACGGCCGTTTGGTTAGAGTGTGTATTGAAGAAAAAAACGGGGGGTACTTTTTTAGCTACTGACGTGCTGTATATTTGCGGGATTAATACCGGGTCTTCATATAACGAAAATTTCCGCCTTACCGATCTTACCGAAGACTTAGTAAAGGAAATGGACGTACGCGTATCTTTGCTGGAAACGGCGGTCACAGCGCCCGTATTACGGTCGGAAGTAGTAGACGGCGCCTTAATAAGCCCAACTACTAGAAACCACAGCGCCCCCTATACGATCTTACCGACAACGGACGACTATTTAGTAAATACGTTGGGCCTATCTAACGTTATGAGCGCCGCAAAAGCGACTAACGTAGAACTATACTACTGGATAAGACCAAGCAACCCGGCACCCATGAACGGGCTAGCTAATCTGTTCGCCGCAAATAACGGGAAATACTGCCGGGTTAGGTGGTATCTGTATACTAAAAATGGTGTGGCCCCCGCGAATTTATCCGGGGGGCGTTTAGGTATATCCGCTAATACTACTACGGGGTCGGTTACTATGGTCGGTACCGGTTCGACAAATGGTGCGGTAACAGTTACTAAAGTATCCGACAATGTATATAGGGTAGATAAGACCTTTTTAATTTCCTACACCGGGACGCTTAACTATATCTTTATAGCTTCTGTCTGGGAAGCGGCCTTAGTACCTTCCGACTATACAGTAGGCGACTTCGCCGTAACGGGTTTGGCTATGAAATTCGGCGATAGCGCCGATACCCTTAGCGCATCCGAATTGATAAACGATTGGCTTTTAACGCCGTCCGTACCCGTGCTAAACGCCGCGATAGAAGCCGCGTTTAGTACTAAGCAACTGCCTGACCCAGCGAATAATGTAGCATATAATACGGCGCGTATTAGCGAATTTTTACGTAAATACGAAATGCAGGAAGTAGACGACTTTAACCAGCTTACCGTTACTATGGTAGGCGATAGTATATTTGGCCGGGTGGATAAGTCCACATTTACCCCCGCTACCGCCGAAATATCCGTAACGCCTGACTGCAATAATCCGGCCGAAGTAAACGCCGGGTATGTTACGGGCCACTTCCCGCCGAATATGTGGGAACAGGTAGTAGGATACAAGGTTTTAAATATGTTGCAGTTTCCCCACGCCGACGTTAAATACTTTAACCACGTAGCGGCCGAAATCACAAAGGCCGGAACCTGGGCCGATTTAGGATTAGTAGGGGCGGATTGTATACGCCTTTGTGGTAGCGATACCGCTAATTCGTCTATCGCTTTAACCTTCACGGGCGCCAGCCATGCTAAATTTATTTACTCTTCTTACTATGGTACTGGCTGGGGTATGAATAACCAAATTAAAGCGGAAGTATCTATAAACGGGGGGTCTACCTATGTAACGCCGGAAAGTCTGGGCCTAGTATGTAGCTGGGCGAACAACGGTACAGACGGCCGCTACACTTTGCCCGCTAACGCGTATAAGTGGGGTAACCTTATCTGGAAGGGGTTTAACCCAGCCGTTACGTATAAGTTACGCGTATCCGTTCTTACTGGTGGCTTACCCGTTTGGGGCTTTGAAACCTGGGCTAAGCCACGCGTAAACGTAGTTATAACCGCGGAAGGCGGTAACGTGGCCGCTAGCCAGTTAGCACGCTGGGAACGCTTCTATAGTGTTATGTATAACCCCGCGTTAATCATATACGAACTTCCATACCTTAACGACCTGGGTACCGGAATGATAACAAAATTTAAAGGCGTCGCTACTACCGCTACCGCGCCTTCTTCCACCCCGGCGCTAAACGACTTTTGGTACGCTTCGGTTACGGGGGTATACGCCAATTTTAACGGGTTATCTTTGGTAGCTGGCGACTATATGGAATACGACGGCGCCGCCTGGGTTCTAGGTAGCACGCAGTTAAAGCAGCAGTTAGCAACGTACGCGGCTAATAACGAAGCTGTATTTAAGCGCCTGGCGTCGCTGGGTTGCCCCGTTCTAACTTTGGTTACGCATAATTCTACAGGGTGGGACACGTCGCGACCTTTCGCCCCAAATGAAGGGCTAACAATTCTTCGGAGCCTAGTAGCTAAATATGGTTTTGCCAGTATAGACCTAAATTATTACCAAATGAACAACGGGTATAGTTCGGGCATATATTCCGACGGTACACACCTTAACGACGCGGGCGTAGAACTGTATAGGCTTTTACTGGCTAGCGTTCTTAAAGTAGATTACCCGCGCCGTTTTGTAGGCACCGGGGGCGGAGTCAAATACCGCGCCTTATCCGGTGTAAGCGCCGGGGGTAATGTTAACTTCGGTTTTGAACTGGCGGCCGCGCCTACCGTTCGCATATTCCAAAATGGCGCCGTAATGGTTAATAGCACGAGTAAAAGCGGCTTTACGGTTAGCGGGGCGGGCGGCTATGAATGGGAAGCCTATGTATAAATAAAAAATATTCTATAAAAAATCGCGCTATTATTTGGTAGTGCGATTTTTTTATTTACCTTTGCCGTGTAATTCATTCATTCATTCAATATGACAACCAAAGAAAAAAGCGTACGCGCACAAATTAACGACCTTGAAGTAGGGGCGTCGGTGGATTTTCCACTATCGCGCTACGATTACGTCGTAAGTTGTCGGACACGTCTACAGACGACAACAGTAAAACAATTCGCTAGCAAAATCGACAAAGAACGCGGCGTAGTATCAATTACCCGCGACAAAGATAAACCGGAATAACCCGGCTGTTTTAATAAATAAATCAATTATGGACGTACAAGTAAATGTAACCGTAGAACTAGGGCCTAAAACGTTGGCCCTATTAACAGGCGTAGGCGTGGCACCAGCCGCCCCCGCTAAGTCAGTAACCGAAGAAGCCCCAAAGGCGGAACCGGAAAAACCAAAGGCCGAAGCCCCAAAGGCACCGAAAGCCACGGCCCCCGCTAAACCTAAAAAGGAAGAAGCGCCCGCCTTTGAAGACCTGGACGAAGACGCCCAGTTAGAAGCGATCAAAGCCGAAGTAACCAAACACACAAAGAAGGGTAAAAGCGCCGATATTAAAGCGTTGTTAGCCGCTTACGACGCTGGCCGCGCGTCTGAACTTGCACCGGAACAATACGCCGACTTTTTTAACGCGGTGGTTCGTTACGGTAAGGGCGAAAGTGTGGAAGACATTACCGGGGATTTAGCCTAATGCCAGCGAAACACGCCATATTAGGCCCGTCGTCGGCGTACAGGTGGTTAACTTGTACGCCTTCGGCGCGTTTCGAAGAACAGTTACCGGAAGAAGAAAGCCCGTACGCGGCCGAAGGTACGTTAGCCCACGATTTAGCGGCGCTAATACTTTCAACACGGGCCGGACTATTCAAAGGTAACCAGGCCACATTTAACGCCATGCTTAACAAAATAGAAGAAGACGTAGTAGCCTTCTATTTAAGCATAGGTAACGATAACGGTAAAAACGAATTTCGCGAAATGTTCGACCACGCCGAAGCCTGGGCCGGGTTTATCCTGGACAAAGGCGGCGAAATCCACATAGAACACGAATGCGACATAAGCCAATACGTACCCCTGGGCTTTGGGACTTCCGACGCCACTAACTTAAATAAGGTCGTCTTACACGTTTCCGACTATAAGTACGGCGCTGGGGTTAAAGTAACGGCCACCGCTAACAAACAGCTTATGTTATACGCCGTAGGCGCCTTACTGGTCGCCAGGAAAGCGGGCCATAAAATCGAAACCATAGTACTAAGCATATTTCAGCCCCGCGCTGGCGGTTCTTCTTCCTGGGACATATCGGCCGAAGCCCTGTTAAAATGGGCCGAAGAAGAAGTAAAGCCCCAGGCGTTAAAAGCTATCGCGGGTATCGGCGATTTTTTGCCGGGTTCACACTGCCAATTCTGTAAAGCCCGTACCAACTGTAAAGCCTATTACGACCGTTTCGCGGTAGTTAAAAAGGTTATGGATAAAAGGGCTATGACCCCGGAAGAAAAGGCCGTAGTACTAACCTTTGGCCCCCTGGTAGCGACCTGGGCTAAGAAGGTGGAAGAAGAAGCGATAAAGGATATACAGGCTAACAAGTCTATACCAGGCTTTAAGCTGGTGGCCGGACGTGGCCGCCGTTCCTTTAAGAACGAAGACAATGTAGTAGATATACTATTAGGCGAAGGGCTAGACAGCGACGATATTTTTAATTCGGCGTTAAAGTCGCTTACCGATCTGGAAAAACAGATAGGGCCTAAAAAGTTCGGCCAACTATTCGCGGAAGAAATAATAACTAATCCTGGTAAACCTCAACTAGCGACCAGCGACGACCCACGCGTAGCGATAGGGGCCAGCGCCGCGGACGATTACGAAGACGATTTACTATAACCATTCTAACGTATGAGTGCAGAAAAAAGAAAGCAGAACCGTATTAAACGAGTTATGGACGACGCGGCTAAGGCCCTGGAAGCCGAAGGCGTTAAATACTTTATCGGCGTAGTGGACAAACAGCCACAACAAACGGACGGCGGTAAGGCTTACGCCCAAAGCGACGTAACAGGCGAAGACTTCGCGTATATCCTGGATATGGCCTTACCCACCAGCCAGGACGTAATTAACCTGGGTATATGGGTCGGCCAGCTAATCCAGGCCCGTAGTAAAAAAGCGCAAACGATTAAAGGTAATTGATCTTATGGAAGAAAAAAAAACGATCACGGCCGAAGAAGCCGAAGTAGCATTAAAGGAAATGTTAGGCAAAGCCGAAACAGTGGGTAATTTTGCTAAAGGGGCGGAAGACAACGACACCGCGTTATTATGCGTAGGCGCCCTGGATAAAGGCGAAGGTACGACCGTATTAGCCGTCGGGCTTATGGGTTCAATGGAAGACAACGTAACGGCCCTTCTTAGGGCTATGGCAGAAAACCCGCCTTTGCGTCGGGTAGTTATGAAAGCCGCCGAAGGCTACCGCCTGGTCGGCCCAATGTTAAAAGCTGTACAAAGCGCTACCCCGTGCGATTGTCCAGCCTGTAAAGCAGAACGGGCAAAACAAAATTAATTTTCATCAAACAATTTACAATTATGGCAAACGAAAGTAATCCGCTTAAAGTAGTTTTAGGCAAACACCGCGTAACGTATGTACACGTTAAGGAACCTACCGCCTTCGAAGACGGCGAAGACAAAAAATACGACTGTACGTTTTTGATACCCAAAGACCACCCGGACGTAGCAAAGATTAAAGCCGCCATTAAATCGGCCTACAATGCAAATAAGGAAAGTATGTTTAAGGGCTTACCCCTTACCAGTTCGAAACTTTGGAACCCTCTACGCGACGGTAACGAATGGCTGGAAGAACACCCGGACGCGCTAGAGTACGAAGATATGTACTTTATTAAGGCGGCTACCAAAAGCCAGCCCGCCGTGTTCGACCGCGACAAACAGGACATTTTAGACCTGGACGAAGTTTATAGCGGTTGTTTTTGCCGCGGGGTTATCGTTTGTAGGCCTTTTAATAATAAGTCTAAAGGCTTCGGGTTTTACCTTAATAGCCTTATGAAAATGGAAGACGGCGAACGCCTGGGCGGATTTAGCGCCAGCGCGGACGATTACGAAGACGACGAAGACGATTTAACGTAACCATTAAAAACCCCAAAGGGCGGCTATAACGGTCGCCCTTTTTTACAAGTATGGGCTATTCAGAATACAGATACGCCCGGTTAGAGATAGCCACTAAATTAGACGCTTTAGAAGCGGAATATATCGCGGCTAATCGTATATACGCTAACGGCGAAATGGTAAAAGCGCGGGGCAAAAAAGCAGTAATTAAATCCGCCTTTATTGGCGCCCTGGGTAAGATTGAATATATGTATAGTTTTGTAGATTGTACCGACGACGCCTACCCGAAGGAATACGGGACGGCTGGAAAACAAATATTAACAAAATGGATATAATTAAAGACCTTTGGCCCGACTTCGTTAAAACGTACGGCGCCACTTTACGCGAAGAACTAGGCCAGCGTTTCGGCCTTACTATTACCCCGGAAAACTCAAAGCTGATCTACGACATAGGCGGCGATACCGGGCGTATCCAAATAAAGACCGCGGACGAATGGAAGACCGTAGGCGAAGTAACTACCGATTATTCAGAACCATGTTTAAAATATGTAATCTATGTTTGAAGTAAAAATTAAATACGAAAAGACCCAGGACGGCGGTAAGGTAAAAAGAGTTACCGAAACGTACTTACTGGACGCGCTTAGCTATACCGAAGCGGAAGCCAAAATAACCGACCAAATGTTACCGTATATATCCGGCGAATACGAAATAGCGAACATACGCCGCGCGCCTTACCAGGAAATACAAACCAACGATAACGGCGGGTACTTCTACAAAGCGCGGGTACTTATTATTACCACTACAGACAGCGGCGGTATTAAGACTTCGCCCCGGTCTATCCTGTTTAACGCCGACGATTACAAAGCGGCGGGGCCACGACTTACGGAAGTTATGGCCGGGACTATGATAGACTACCGGGTAACCGGGATTACCGAAACTTCTATACTGGACGTGTTCAAATGAGAAAGTTACACATAGATATAGAAACGTTTTGCGATCTGGACGTAGGCGATGTAGGGGTATACCGTTACGCGGAAGACCCCAGCTTTAAAATTATCCTATTCGCTTACGCCTGGGACGACCAGCCCGTAACCGTACTAGATACGTACTACGACGCGTTCCCAGGCGAAAGTATACCAGCGGACGTATGGAAGGCCCTAACGTCGCCGGACGTGCTTAAAATCGCCCACAATGCGAATTTTGAATACGTTTGTATCGGTACTTACTTCGGGCTGGGCCTAGACCTTCGCCAGTGGTTTTGTACTATGGTGGCGGCCGCTTACCTGGGCTTACCCCTGGGGCTGGATAAGGTGGGCCAGGTGTTAGGCTTAGTACACCAAAAGGACGCAAAAGGTAAAGCCCTTATACAGTTCTTTTGTAAGCCATGCAAACCGACGAAGAAGAACGGCGGCCGGACAACTAACGAACCAACCGACGACCCGGAAAAATGGGAAGACTTTAAGTATTACAACGGCCAGGACGTCCGGGTAGAATGTGAGATATTAAAGTACGTTTCGCGCCTTCCTGGGCTTCCAGACATAGAGCGCGAATACTGGGTACAAGACCAGGTAATAAACGGTACCGGGATAACTATAGACCGCGGCTTTATCGAAGCGGCCATAGAAGTTAACGACCGCCTGGTAGAAGAAGTACGCCAGGAAATAATAGACATTACCGGGATAAGTAACCCTAACAGCCCCGTACAGCTAAAAGCCTGGCTTAAAAAGAAGCTGGGCCAGGACGTTAAAAGTATCGGTAAGGAATACTTAGCCGACGCGGTGGATAACGACTTATTACCGGACGACGTGGCCCGCGTGCTGGAACTTCGCGCGATAGGTTCTAAGACGTCTACCAGTAAGTACGGGACTATGTTAGACTATGTAGGTAGCGACGGCCGTATACGCGGTCTTTTGCAGTTCTACGGGGCTAACCGTACGGGCCGTTATTCCGGTCGCGGTGTCCAGATACAAAACCTAAAGCGGACGATCAAAGGTAACTTAGAAGTAGCGAAGGAAGCCGTACGTAAAGGCGTGGCCGAACTGTTATACGACGACGTACCGGACTTAATTAGTAAGCTGGTACGTACGGCCCTGGTGGCCGCCCCCGGTAAGTCGCTGGCCGTGTCTGACTTTTCCGCTATCGAAGCGCGCGTAGTGTCCTGGATAGCTGGCGAAGAATGGCAGTTAGAAGTATTCCGCACACACGGTAAAATTTATGAAGCGACCGCCGCTAATATGTTCCACGTACCTATAGAAATGGTTACCAAAGGTAGCGACCTTCGGGGTAAGGGTAAGGTAGCTTCGCTGGCCCTGGGGTACCAGGGAAGCGTAGGGGCGCTTATTACTATGGGCGCTTTGCGGGAAGGTCTAACCGAACCGGAATTACCCGCTATCGTTAGCGCCTGGCGTTCGGCTAACCCTCACATAGTAAAACTATGGCGGGACGTCCAGGACGCGGCTAAGCACGTTATAAAGAATAAGACCAGCTACGTACTTCGTAAACCATACTGTACGCTTAAATTTAGCTTCGAACGGGGCTACCTGTTTATTACCCTACCGTCCGGGAGGCGGCTGGCGTACTACGGGGCGGCCGTGGAAGGCTCAAAAATAACGTACTGGGGCTTAGACCAGGTTAAAAAAATCTGGGTTAAAATGGACGCGTACGGCGGTCTTCTTACGGAAAACATTACCCAGGCTATCGCGCGGGATTGTCTTTGTAACGCCATGTATGGGATAGGCAAATACGATATACCTATACTTATGCACATACACGACGAAATAGTAGCGGAAGCGGACGACGATAAGGCCGAAGCTACCTTAGAAGTTATGAACGAAGTAATGGCGGTTAGTCCGGTATGGGCTAAGGGTTTACCGCTTAAAGGTGACGGCTATGTATCAAAATACTATCGTAAGGATTAGGTAGTTTAAAATAAATAATATATTTTTGTGGTTCATTCATTCAACTAACGGCCATTTATGAAACGAAAATCTTTACCCTATAAGTTAGGAAGGCTAGGTACTTACGCCTGTATAACCGCTACGGCGGTTTTGATATTTCTAAGGATTAACGGCGCTATAGCCTGGGCGTGGTGGGTAATTTTCCTACCATGCTGGGGGCCTTTAGCGCTTTTTCTTTTAACGATAGAAGCTCTTTTTATCGTTTACTATATTGCAATCAAAAAACTATTATAATATGGAATGGATACCAGTAACCCCGGACGATCTACCGGGGCGGGAAGTCTTAGCCGCAAACTTCCAAAAGGGAACGTACGGCTATAAGGAAAAGATATTAGGTTATCTTAGTGCTAACGACGACAGCGTAACGGGTGTAAGTGCGGAAGGCGAAAGCGCCGCCCTGGAAAATGTTACCCATTACGTAGATATACACAAGTTCGATTTATGAAAATACTTAGTTTATTCGACGGTATAAGTTGTGGCCGCCTGGCTTTAGAACGGGCGGGCTTAACTGTATCCCGTTACGTGGCGTACGAAATAGACGCCCACGCTATCGCGGTGTCTAACTGGAACTGGCCGGACATAGAACAAAAAGGAAGTGTCGAAGGCGCGGACTTTACCCAGTACCGCGGGTTCGATATGGTTATAGGTGGCTTCCCATGTACCGACCTTAGTATAGGTAAGAACAACCGGGAAGGGCTGGAAGGTAAACATTCGCGCCTTTTCTGGGAACAGGTACGGGCGATTAAAGAAGTTAAGCCCCGTTACTTCTTTGTAGAAAATAACTACCGTATGCCTAAAGAAGCCGAAGCAGTTATAACTGAAACGTTAGGCGTTTCGCCTGTATACATTAACAGCGCCCTAGTATCGGCGCAAAACCGCGAACGTCTGTACTGGACGAACATACCGGACGTTACCGCCCCGGAAGACCGCGGGATAAAATTAGCCGATATATTGGAAAGCCGGCCGGCTTTAAAGTACTACCATACGGAAGGCGCCTTAGATTATTTAACGCGCTCAGAAATGAACGGGCGATTTTTAAGTAGATTACAAACGGGACAAATAAAAAATAATACCCTTACGTCTTCTTATTCTAAAGGGGTGCCCTATAATGTGTTAGCGGTAGCGTATGGTACCGCCTTACGTTCGTGGCCCCGTAGTACCAAAGAAGGACGCTATAAAAGACCGGAAGTACGATTAGACGGCAAAGCGAATGCGCTAACTACAGTTACTACCGATAATATGGTAACCTACCCTGTAGGCGACGACGTACCATTTTTCGAAGTACTGGGCGGGTTTATGCAGTATAAAGACAGGAAGGTACCCGTAAAGCTGGAAGACGGCTTATACACGATACGGAAGTTAACCCCTGTAGAATGTGAACGGCTACAGACGTTACCCGACGGCTATACGGAAATGGTAAGCGATACCCAAAGGTATAACCAACTAGGTAACGGCTGGAACGTGGACACTATCGCCCACATATTTAACCACATCCATTTAGACGAACTTTTATGAAGTTAAAGCATAATATAGCGCTGGACATAGCAACCGCGAACAGCGCCCACGCGGCGAAGTGGAAGAACAAACGGACGACCTGGGAAGAAGTCGCGGAAACGTTAAGCCAGACCGAAAGGACTAGCGAAACGGTTAAGCAATACTTTAGCTACACGAAGGACAAACAGGACGAAATTAAGGACGTCGGCGGGTTCGTCGGCGGGAAGCTGTTACCTGGTACCAATAAGATAAAGGGCCAGGACGTAACCTTTAAGGCGCCCTACGGGTGGCGCCGTAAGGGCTTTGTAGGCCACCGCCAGTTAGTCGCCTTAGACGTGGACTTTGGTACCCTGGACGTGTGGTTAGACTTCGGCTTACTGGAATACGCCGGACTGTTCTATACCACCCATAAGCATACGCCG